TACCACCGGCCTCCCATGTTTATGGAGGCCATAGATAACATGCTCAATCCCCCTCAGGTATTTAGCCAGATGGAGATTGTAGCGTGGGTCTCGTGCCTGAATCATTCGTGGATCGGGGTTGTTCTTATCTTCCGGATTGAAGCGTTCAGCTTTCACAAAGGCTTTTATGCGCGCGTCCCTTCTACTAAGCGGTTCCACAAGAAGGGAATCGTAAGCGCGCTTATATATTTTATTTTTTGTGCCCTTGTAAGTAGCTAAACTGGCCTCCAACGATAATGGTGCTAATGACCTGTTGTTAACTGGCCACAAGCAGTTGATTGCTTTTCTTACGGAACTAACACCAGCCCGAGTTGGCAGGGGAACCTCCCCGATAACTCGATTAACACAAGCGATCATATCATTACATAAGCAACTGGTGTGTGTAAAACAGTGCCAAAGTCCATATATAGGTGGTACTATACGGATAAGGCGACGATGAGATTCACAGCCCATAGTTTTCGGCGGACTTGGGGCCCCATGCTGGGCAGCAACACTCTCCAGTGGCTTGGGAGATGCGCACACCGCAGGGACCCTAACCGGGCTGTCCTAATACCAACGCCCTGATGATGCTTGCGACGTCACATCCTTAATCTTAGATCGAATCCAGATTCCGGAGGCAACACCGCCTGCACATACGAGGCCCGCTCCGACTTTCGGAGCTCCATACGTCAACCATCTGGCCAAAGAGGGTAATTTGTTGCGGACGACCGTAGGCAGTTTGATACAAGCTGCTCCAATCACTACCGCTCCAAGACCCACAGAAGCCGCACCGGCCATACCTACTATCCACCGATAATCTGGCCGCATGTCGTCCATCTCGTCCAAGCTCGCGTTGAAGCTCTTGATCTTGCGACCATGCTTCTGAAACACGAGCTGTAAATCGTCTTCCAACATGGTAGGCACAACAATTTCGTTGACTATCGTTGCTACCATGTGATGTTGATAAAGCGGATGCCTCCAGTTGGCCGGCAGGTGTTCCTCGTTCTTCCCTAACCAATTGAGCCCTTGCAGGTTCAATGACTGAGCGGTCGCCGATGTTCGATGCGCC